GTCGGTCAGACCAGCGCTGTCGCGTGTATAGGCTTTGACCTTTTTCAGCATCTCGTTCTTGTCGGGGTGGTTCTTCACCAGGCCGACGAATTGGTCGAACGTGACCAGCATCGAGTGGTTGAAGGCGCCCATGTTCTCGTCGAGGCGATCGTAGTTCTCGCGCAGCACGCCGAAATCCTCGGGCTGCACCAGCCATGTCGACAGGCGCCCGCCGGCGAAGCTCTGCTTGACGAGCCCTTTGCCGCGCACCAAGCCGATGTTGACCGCCTGGCTGAACATCGAGTCGCCGTCGCAGCGCCGGTATTGGTTTCGGATGTGCGCGGCCGCGGCGCGGCCTTTGGCTTCGTTGATCACCGAGGGATAGTCGGGGTCGCCGATGTGGAAGCGCAGCGATACGGGGGAAAACAGAAGGGATTCGAGGTCGTCGAGCGACACCCACAGCTTGTTGTACATCGCCGGCGTCGTTGCGTCCGACGAACCGGTGTCGACGTAGCCCTGGTAGAAGGCGCCGCGGTTCATTCGCGCCTGGCGGGACGACATGCAGTGCGACGCGGTCTCGCGGACGAACTGGATCAGCCGCTTGGCGTCATGGGGTATCTTCATTTTGATACCATCCTATGGTATTGATATGTTTCGTCTTTTTTGCATGATATATTGACACGGCCTTCTGGTCCAGCGTAGTCTCTCGTTTCGTAGGGGTGAGGCTAGTCTCTTCCCTCTCGTCAACAAGGAGACTCCCATGGCGCGTCACAAGGGTCGCAAGGGCCGCCGGAAGTAATTCCGGGTCGTCCGTGAACAACGGGCGGGGCGTTCGCGCGCCTCGCCCAACACACTGAGGTTTTTCAGAATGCCTATGCCGATGATGCCCGGCGCTCCGCCTTCCCCGCCACAGGCGGGCGTGGCTGGCCCAGCGTCGGCGCCCGGTCCGATGAAGGGCGCGGCGGCAAGCGGCATGGAGAAGCTGAAATTGTCGCTCAAAGGGTTGCAAGAAGCCCTTCCTGCGCTCCCGATGGGTTCCGGCGTCCACACCGCCGTTCTCAAGGCTCTGACCGAGATCGGCAAAGCTGTTGAGAAAGAGGGCGGCGCGAAGGGTGATCCCGGCGCGATGATCCAGCAACTCGTCGAGATGGCGCGAAACGCCAAGCAGGCCGGCGCGCCGGCCCCGCAGATGCCCGGAGCGGGCGCTGCTTCTCCACCTCCGCCCGCCGCGGGCGGCGGTTCGCCAATGCCACCGATGCCAGGAGCTTGATATGACCAGCGGAAAATTTCCCAAGCCTTACGATGGCGACGTCAAGATCGATCGCAGCCTGATGGAATACGTCGCCGATTTCACGGCGATGGACATCGGCGCGCGTCCGTCGGCTCAGCCGAAGGGCAGTCTCAGCGGAATTAAGTCGATCGACCACGTCGGCAAGGACGGGTCGCGCGGCTCTGCGCCGAGGGCCAAGTAAAATGGCCGAGGCTACCCAAGCTCAGATTCGCGCCGCCGAGCTGTTAGAGCAGCTGTGGAGCGACGGCGAGATCGGCGAGAAGGTTCGCCGCGCCGCCAAGGCGAAGTTCCCCGACGCCAAGATCATCGACGACACCGTGGCGCCGTTCGTTGCGCCGCTTCAGGCCGAGAACGCCGCGCTGAAGAAGCGTCTCGACGACATGGAAGCCTCGCGCGCCGCCGACAAGGAAGCGCGCGAGCAGCGCGCCGCGCAGGCCAATCTCGAATCCGCCCTGGCGAAAGCCCGGCAGGAATACAACCTGACCGACGAAGGCTTCGACAAGATGGTCGGCCGGATGAAAGAGACCGGCAATTATGCCGACGCCGACGCCGCCGCGGCTTGGGTCGCTTCCAAGACGCCGCCGACCGCGCCGGCCGGCCCGACTTGGCGTAGCCAGGATCTCGACTTGTTCGGTACGAAGAACGCGGACGAGGCTCGGGCGGAACTGCATCGCAATCCGGACAAGCACCGGGACGATCAGATCGAGGCGTTCTTGCGTGACCCGGACGGTTTCACGCGGGAGACATTGGGCATCCAATGACCCGTCTCGCCGCCACCAAATTCATCGCGCTCGACGTGGAGAACGTCGGGCGCGATGTCATGCTTGAAGGAGTGCTGTGATGGCATACCCGAATTCGCCCGTCTCCACGCTTATCGGGAGTGGTATTACTCCTGGTGGTAGTTTGGGCGCTCAGATGGCGGCACTTACCAGAAGGGCGTTCTTGCCAAGTTGCTATGTTCAAATATACCAAAGTCACCCTTTACTTTCACTTTTCATGAGTAATTCCAAGGCGGCGCGCGGCGGCGTCTCCCAGATCACCATTCCGGTGCAGGGCAACTCCTTCGTTCAGTTCTCGTGGGGCGGCTTCGACGGCAACTTCCCGATGCCGAGCGACCAGGCGGCGATCCAGAACGCGCAGTTCAGCCTCAAGCTCGGCATGGTGCCGATCGGCTTCTTCGGCATGGAGTCGATTCTCCAGAGTTCCGAAGTCGTCATTCCCAAGCTGCGCGCCGTCATGTCGGACGCCGCGGTCGTCATCAAGCAGGCCTACGCGCAGGCGCTCTATTCGAACAACTACGCCAACGGACAGATGTGGGACAGCTTGTCGCAGGCTTATGATGACGGCACCAACGTTCCGTCCTACGGCGGCATCTCGCGCACGCCCGGCTCGTTCTGGTCCGGCCAGCTGATCAACAACACCGGCGCCGCGGTTACGACGCGCGTCGGCTGCGCGCAGGTCCTGTCGCGCATCCAGTCCGGCGCCGGTGGCGAGGCCCCCGACTTCGGCGTCATGAACCCGGCCAACTGGGCCGAGCTGATGACCGACTTCATGAGCCTCGAGATGTACCAGACTCGTCCGCGCTCGATCTACGAGAAGGACGACGTGGTCAACGCGGGCTTCCGTGGCATCAAGGTGCTCGACACGCCGATCTTCCCCGATCCGTTCTGCCCGCTCGGACAGGCGTTCTTCATCAACAGCCGCTACACCGGCATGTACATGTCCGAATACGCGCCGATGACCTTCTCGGGGTTCGAGCCGTTGATCAACGTCGGCCAGATCGCCGATGTCGGCGTTCTCATTTCGTGCGCCGATCTCGTCTGCGCCAAACCGTCCACGGGCGCGCAAGTCACGGGCATCACCGGCGCGGCGTGGCAGGCCGTTCCGGGCACGCAGCCCGCCGTCATCTGAATAGGAGCTTGAAATGCCGCTTTTCGCAGGTCCTGGCGTCCTTCCGTCTCTCGGCGGCTTGGCGACCAACGTCGTTACTCTGAAGGCCGGGCAGGTTCAGCTCATTCCGGCGGGCCGCATGATGATTCGAACCGGGCCTTACACGACGGTTCAGCAATACGATCCGATTGTCGGTATCTGGCGCAACATTGGCGGCGGCCTCATGGCTGGCGGCCTCGACTTCCTTTGGTCGGACGGCGTCAACTATCGGCTCGCTAACCAGAACGGTTGCGTCGTCGGCGCGGTGATCACCAACGTCGGTTCGGGATACACCACGGCGCCGACGATCACGGCTGCTGCGGGCGGCGCGATCTTCAAGACGATCATTGGTGGCGCGGTGGCGACGCCGACGATCACCAACGCCGGCACGAACTACACCTACCCGCCCATCGTGCTGTTTGCTGCGCCGCCTCCCGGCGGCGTTCAGGCGACGGGCTTTGCGACGCTGTCGGGCTCGACTGTCGCTTCGATCACCATGGTGGATCAGGGCGCCGGCTATCTCTCGGCGCCGACGATCGTTTTCCAAAACGATCCGCGTGAAGGCGTCAACGGCACGACTGTCGGCTACAACGCTGCGGCTGTGGCGACGTTGACCGGCTCGGGCACGATCACTGCGGCTCTCTGCCTCGACCACGGCAATCCGATCGCCTTCACTGCCGGTTCGGCGACGTCGATTCCGGCGCTGACCCTGTCGTCGGCGCTTGGTTCGGCGGCTGTCACGGCGATCATGGATTGGTCGATCGTCGGTCTGCAGTCCGGCACCTACGGCAACGGTACGTCGGGCATCGGCGGCTCCAACGCCACGCAGGTTACTGCGACCGGCGTCGATCAGCCGACCGCTGCCAACTCCACCGTGCTCAACACCGCAATCCAGGCCAATTTGGTCAGGACGCGTCAGGCTTTCCTGACGGCGACGGAGTCGGGCGGCACGTTGCCGGCGTATGGTTCGTGGGTGGTTCGCGACGGCGGTATCTACACCGGCACGCCGCTGATGATCGTCAACGCCCCCGCTGGCCCGGCGGCGGGTGCGCTGGTTACGGCGCTGGCGACGATGGGCTATTTTGCATCCGACGACACGTATATGATGCAGTTCTGATCGGCGGCCGGCCGAGGTGGTTAGTTCAACAGGAGTTACGCACATGACCCAAATTGTCACGAAGTTCAAAGCAGTTTCGATTGGCGACGTCGTCAATCTCAAGTCGGGAAGCCCGGACCTCACGGTCATTGGCTTCGCGACGGCCGATTCCCTGGGCGTGATTTCGCCGATGACGCCGGGCGCCACTTTCGTCGAAGAGTCTCTCGTCGCCGTCTGCTACGGCTTCACGACGGCGGGTGCGCCGTTCACGGCCAAGTTCCCGGTCGAGGTTTTGAACGTCAAGACGCCGGTCGCTCCGGTCGACCCGCTCAAGGCCTGACACGACGCTGACGGTGTTTCAGAGCCCGCGCCTGCGAACAGCGGGCGCGGGTTTTTCATTGGTGGCTCATGTCGCTATCCCAGATCCTCAACGACACGTCCCAACTTTTAAACGACCCCAACTACAGCTTCACGTCGAAGCCGCAGCTAACCCGCTGGGTAAACCAGGCGAGGCGTGACTGCGCCAAGCGCACGGCGTGCATTCGTCGGCTGGTGACGGGTCAGTCGGCGTTCGGCGCGAGCGCGCAGCCCGGCTATGCGATTCCTGGCGCGATGCAGCCCGGCGCGCTGCCCGGCGCTTTTCCGCAGGCGTTGTCGGGGTCGTATGGCGCGGTGCAGAACGCGATGATGACGATCGCCAACGTCGAGCGCTATCCGTTCGTCGGCTTCTTCAACCCCGCTCTCCAGGCTCAGTACGCCGGCTGCGACGAAGTGATCGACGCAGTTGCGCTGGCGGTCAACTGGGGCGGCACGACGCGGCCGCAACTCGACTGGATGCCGTGGGACGATCTCCAGGCTTATGCGCGCGCTTACTCGGTGCTGAACACGTCGTGGCCGGTGCTGTGGTCGGTCTACAACGACGGACCCCAGGGCGAGATTTGGGTGTATCCTGCGCCGTCTCAGGCGACCGAGATGGAGCTCGACGCGATCTGCACGCCGAAGAACCTGAACACCGACGATGATTTCGACGTCATTCCCAGCGCGTTTCGGGACGCTCTGATGTTCGGCGCCGCCAAGTTCTCGTTCATGGCGCGTGGCCGCTACGCTCAGGCGCAGGCGATGGAGAGTCAGTTTGCCGATGGCATAGGTGTCGCGCGCGTCGCCGTGGACGGCGGCAAGGTCAAGTCATACTATAGTTCTTATCTGTAGAATAAGTGTCAATGCCGCAGGATCACACCGCTTCGACGATCGCCCAGGCCCGCGTGATCCGCGACGGGCTCGACCCGGCGCGTATCGAGACGCCGGTGCGCACGGCGACGCTGGCGCTGCTGCTCGACACGCTGATCGATCTCGGTTCACAGCCCGGAACAGAGAAGATTCGTGAGGCGCAGCGCGCTGCGATCGTCGCCAGCACGATGACGATCGCCCGCACGCAAGAGGCGTTCCAGAAGGTGCTGGACGCCGAGCGCGCCGCCGCGGAGGCGCGCAATGCCTGATCCGCGTGGCCAGATTTCGTCGAAGGCTCAGCAATCGCTCGGCCTGCCGGACGGCTTCAAAACCTACTCCCCATTTCCGTTCGGCGGAATGAACGTTCAGGCGTCGCCAATCGCTGTCGCCGACAACGAGTTTCTGTGGCTGGAGAATTTCGTTCGCCTGGGCGACGGCAACCTGCGCACGGTGTGGGACAAAGGCGCGCCGATCTTCACGGCGCCGGGTGGCCTGACGATCGTCTGGAAGTGCTTCTTCAACATCGGAATCGTCTATTATTGCGCGGTTTTTCTTTCCGACGGCTCGGCCGGTCAGGTCAGCATGTCGACGCTGGCGCAGACGCAGATCGGCCCGC